GGTAACCAGGGTAATCAGGGTAACCAAGGTAATCAAGGATTGCAGGGTAACCAAGGTAACCAGGGTAACCAGGGTAATCAGGGTAACCAAGGTAATCAAGGATTGCAGGGTAACCAAGGTAACTACGGTAACCGTGGTGGAGTTCCTTATAACTTCTCTACAACCACTACTAACGCAGATCCTGGAAATGGAAATGTAAGATATAACAATGCAACAATGAGCTCAGTGAGCTTCATTTATATTGATAACTTAGATGTTCTTGGCAACAATCAAACTGGGTGGTACAACACTTGGGATGATACTACATTAAACACTGGTCTTACTAGAGGTAATCTTGTAATAACATCTGCGGATAGTGCAGATAATAATGTAAATGTATTCAATGTCACGGGTGCAGTTCAAGTTGCTTCTGGTTTCTATAGAATCCCAGTATCATATGTGTCTGGATCTAGACCTGCAAATACTGAGAAGTTAGTATTTAACTTCAATAGAGCAGGTACTCAGGGACTCCAAGGTAACCAAGGCAACCAAGGTAATCAGGGTAACCAAGGTAATCAGGGTAATCAAGGTAATCAGGGACTCCAAGGTAACCAAGGCAACCAGGGTAACCAAGGCAACCAGGGTAACCAAGGCAACCAAGGAAACCAAGGTCTCCAGGGTAACCAGGGTAACCAAGGCAATCAAGGTAATCAGGGACTTCAGGGCAACCAGGGTAATCAAGGTAATCAAGGTAACCAGGGTAATCAGGGTAACCAAGGTAATATCGGTAACCGTGGTGGAGTTCCTTATCGTTGGGGAGGAACAGGAGTTCCTTCATCTGGACAAGTAAGATATAACAACGGAACCTTTGCTAGCATCACTGCAATTCAAGTTCATGATATTGATCAATTAAGTAATGATCAATCAAACTGGATTGCAAGTTGGGATGATACAACATTAACTGGAGGATTGAACAGAGGTTATATTTACATAATCTCAGCCCTATCTTCACAAACCACAGTAAACATTTTTGAAGTTGATGGAAATATTTCAAATAATGGTTCTTATTATACCATTCCAGTTAATCCGCTCAGTGGGACAAATCCTTCCGTAAACCAAGAAATTACTTTAGCATTCACAAGATCTGGTGTTCAGGGTCTCCAAGGTAACCAAGGTAATCAAGGTAACCAAGGTAATCAAGGTAACCAGGGTAATCAGGGTAACCAAGGTAATCAAGGTAATCAGGGACTCCAAGGTAACCAAGGACGCCAAGGTAACCAAGGTAATCAAGGTAATCAGGGTAACCAAGGTAATCAAGGTAATCAAGGACGCCAAGGAAACCAGGGTCTTCAGGGTAACCAAGGACGCCAAGGTAACCAAGGTAATCAGGGTAATCAGGGTAACCAAGGTAACCAGGGCAACATTGGTAACCGTGGTGGAGTTCCTTATGCATATGGAGGAACTGGAGCACCATCTTCTGGTCAAATTAGATTCAATAATGCAACAGCATCTTCTGTAACTTCTATTACAGTTAATGATATTGATGCTTTAAGCAATAATCAATCGGGATGGATCGCAAGTTGGGATGATACAACACTAACTGGAGGATTGAATAGAGGTTATATTTACATAATCTCAGCTCTATCTTCAGATAATACTGTTGTTATTTTTGAAGTTGATGGAAATATAACTGATAATGGTACTTATTATACCATCCCAGTCAATTATCTTGCAGGTACTTCACCATCAGTAAGTGAAGAAGTAACGCTAGCATTTACAAGATCTGGTGTTCAGGGTGTACAAGGAAGACAAGGTACACAAGGTAATCAAGGTCGTCAAGGTAATCAGGGTCTCCAAGGAAACCAAGGTCGTCAGGGTCGTCAAGGTAACCAAGGTAATCAAGGTAACCAAGGACGCCAAGGTAACCAAGGTCTTCAGGGTAATCAAGGTCGCCAAGGACGCCAAGGTAACCAGGGTCTCCAAGGAAACCAAGGACGCCAAGGTACGCAAGGTTTAAGTAACCAAGGTACACAAGGTAACCAAGGACGCCAAGGTAACCAGGGTAACCAAGGACGCCAAGGTACGCAAGGTTTAAGTAACCAAGGTACACAAGGTAACCAAGGACGCCAAGGTAACCAAGGACGCCAAGGTAACCAGGGTCTCCAAGGAAACCAAGGACGCCAAGGACGCCAGGGAACTCAAGGTCTTCAGGGACGCCAAGGTACACAAGGACGCCAAGGTACGCAAGGTTTAAGTAACCAAGGTACACAAGGTAATCAAGGTACACAGGCAACCCAAGGTACTCAAGGTCTCCAAGGAAACCAAGGACGCCAAGGACGCCAGGGAACTCAAGGTCTTCAAGGACGCCAAGGTACACAAGGACTCCAAGGTAATCAAGGAACCCAAGCAACTCAAGGCACTCAGGGTTCTGCAAATACAACAACAATTTCAAATAATGTAGACAATAGAGTCATAACTGCTACTGGTTCTGCTGGAACAGTTAATGCAGAAGCAAATCTTACCTTTACTGGAAGTGTTCTAACAATTGCTGGAAATATTGTTCCAAATACAAATAATACAAGAGATCTTGGTTCAACCACTCTTCGCTGGGCAAACATTTATACAAATGATATTAATCTTAGTAATGAGGGTTCTACAAATGATGTTGATGGAACATGGGGTGAATATACAATTCAAGAAGGAGAGAATGATTTGTTCCTAATTAATAGAAGAAATGGTAAAAAGTTTAAGTTCATGTTATCGGAGGTAGACTGATGCCTATTTTAGCGGCGGACATAACAGGTGAAAATTTAAATCTAACAGGAGTAATGACATGCACCAGCATGGATACTGGTGCAGGACCAGGAGGATCAGTTCCTAGTGGAGGTATTATTTTATGGTCTGGTTCAACAGCATCGATACCTACTGGATGGGTTTTATGTGATGGTCTTAATAGTACACCAGATCTTAGGGACAGGTTTGTTGTTGGTGCAGGTAATGGATATGCTGTAGCTGCTACTGGTGGTTCTGATACTGTAACACTAACAACAGCACAACTACCTGTACATAATCATCCAGGATCTGGTTCTAGTGGATCTGCTGGATCTCACTCTCACCCAGCAAGTGGGTCTACAGGACCTGCAGGTACTCACTCTCACGCATACACAGGAACTGCCTCACAAAATGCTCCAAAAGATGGTGCTGGTAATGCAGTTAACCAAGGCACTCAAGCTAGAACTACTTCACCTGCAGGTGCTCATACTCATCCAGTAAGTGTATCAGTTAATTCTGCAGGTTCTCATAGTCATCCAGTGTCTGTTAGTGTTGGAAATGCTGGTAGTGGCAATGCTCATGAGAATAGACCTCCTTATTATGCACTAGCATACATCATGAAAACCTAAAAGTCAATCTTGACATGGTGGTCAAATATAGATACAATACCTTTGCTAAGGTTAATAAAAAATAAGAGCTTTTAAACTCTTATAGATACTTTATGAATCATTGAATTAATATGAATAGACCATTACATGTTGCTAATCAAAGTATGAATTTTGTGAAAGATTGTATTGAGAATGGTGGAGGAAGTATTCATCCATTAGTAACAGACTCTTCAATACTTAAAGGACCTTCTCTAACAAATCCTTCAATTTATTTGGATGGAGATAGGCTTTTAGTAAATTTAAGGAATATTAACTATACCTTGTATCATTCTGAGATTAAGAAGTATGAGCATCCCTGGGGTCCTCTAGTTTATATTCATCCAGAGAATGATTGGAAGCTTCGCACAAAGAATATTTTGTGTGAGTATGATTCTAATATGAATCCAGTATGGCAAAGACATATTGATACATCAGATTTTCCCGACAAAGAACTTTGGGATTTTGTAGGTCTTGAAGACTCTAGAATTTTCCGTTGGGATGGAAGACTCTTCATGTGTGGTGTTAGAAGAGATCTAGATACTATTGGTACTGGTAGAATGGAACTATCAGAGATTGAGATTGGTCCTGATTATGTAAAAGAGATTGCTCAATATCGTATTCCAACTCCAGGTAATAGGGAATCTTATTGTGAAAAGAACTGGATGCCTATTGTTGATATGCCATGGCATTTTGTTAAGTGGACTAATGGCACAGAAGTTGTGAGATATGATATTGAATCTAATACTACAGAGAGTGTAGTTATAAAGGATTGGAGAGATATTGGTTGTATTGATCTAAGAGGAGGATCTCAGGTTCTTCCTTTCGGTGATGGTGGTCATATTACGTTATGTCACGAGACATACTTAACCAAAAGTGAACAAGATCGTAAAGATGGTATCTATAGACATAGATTTATTGTTTGGGATAAGAATTGGGATATTGTAAAAGTCTCTAGACAATTTTCATTCATGGAAGCAGAGATTGAATTTGCTGTTGGCATGTGTGAGTATGGAGATGATTATCTGATCACATTTGGATTCCAAGATAATGCTGCTTATCTTTTAAAGATTAATAAAAATTATGTTCAAAACTTTATATTTTAAATAATATGAATGTTGCAATATGTTTATCTGGACTAATTAGGTATCCAGAAAATGCTCTTAGAACTATAGAAAAAATAATTCCTAATGAGAATATAAAAATCTTTATACATACTTGGAAAGTTCAAAACAAAGAATTCTTTACAAGTAAAGTATTTCAACCAGAGTATAAAGAATTAGATAGGATTGCTGAAGATAGTATTGGATTCTTAGATTCTTTTAATTATGAGTCTGCTTTAGTTGAGAATTTTATTTCATTGGAACCAAAATTTAAAAAAATTTATACTGACATCTTGACAAAATGTAGTCCTATTGATAACTATACAATTAGTCCTATTAGTATGTATTATTCTATCTTCAAGTCTAATGAATTAAAAATGAAATATGAAGATGAAAACTCTATGGTTTTTGATAAAGTTGTCAGAATGAGAATGGACAGCGATTATATTTACGATGAATATTTTGATTTATCTAAGTATGATAGTGACTTATGTATTCCTGCTGGAGAAGATTGGGATAATGGTATAAATGATCAGTTTGCTTTTGGTAAATCTCATATTATGGATCAGTATTCTAATGTTTATAATAATCTATACAATATAGAATTTGAAAAATATCAACCAGAAACTATGTTGAGACAAAATCTGGAATACTATAATATAGTTCCAGACAGACCAGAGATATATATTAGAATTAATAATGGGAATTATGGAAAGCATGTACTTTATCCAGACTGGATTTTTTGATAATGTTAATAGATTTTAATACAATTTTTAATAGTTATAAAATGGAAATCACAGGAGTTATTCACGTAGGTGCTCATCATGGTGAAGAGATACCAGTTTATATTAACAATGGAATCAAGAATATTGTTCTATTTGAACCAGTTCTAGATAATTTTTATAAGGTTGCGTCTCACGCTTCTAACTACAATGCAAATATAACAGGGCATCAAGTCGCATTGGGAAGTACAAATAAAATTGTTGATATGTATTTAAGTAGTAATCAATGTGAGAGTAGTTCTATATTAAAACCAAAAAAACATTTACAATTATATCCAGACGTTACTTTTGATAAAACAGAAAAGGTAGAAGTTAATAGATTGGATGATTACAATCTCACAGAATATAATATGTTAAATATTGATGTTCAGGGATATGAACTTGAAGTATTGAAGGGGGCAGAGAATACCCTTCAATATATTGATTACATTTATTGTGAAGTTAATAGTGATGAGATCTATGAGAACAATGCATATATAGAAGATATTGATGATTTTTTATCTAAGTTTTCTTTTGAGAGAATTGAAACTGATTGGTGGGAAGATCATGGTTGGGGTGATGCATTTTACGTAAAACAGGAGTAATTGTTAAATGGCTACAAAGTATACTGGTGAGATCGATATACAAAATCTAAGAAGGTTCCATGGTTATTGGGACGAATCTCATCAATGGTTAAAAGATTTTATTAATGAAAGAGAAGATGAAATTAAAACAGGTGTAGAAATTGGAGTTGCTTTTGGATCTAATATGCAACTCTTATTGGAAGAAACAAATCTAGAAACTTTATGGGGAGTTGATTCGTACAAAAAAGAAACTTGGGATCTATCTGGTGTTGTAAATGTAGATACTGAGTTTGGTGGATTTGATGGATTACATGCACATGTTGTCCAATTAATCAAACCATTTGACCCAAGAGGTAAAATTATTCGTATGACATCACAAAATGCTGCGAAAAAATTTAGAAATGAAAGTTTAGATTTTGTTTTTATTGATGGTAATCATTTTGATCTTGAAAATGATTTAAAGTATTGGGAAAAGAAAGTTCGTGATGGTGGTTATATCATGGGGCATGATTGGAATCATCCTTCTTTTGGTAATATTACTGCTCATTTAAGAGATACTTATGATGAAGATGAGTTGGTTGGTATTGATGGACCAGTTCATATTTGGTATGTTAAAAAAGGTGCTTTTATGTAAATTATGTACACATTATCATTGACTTGTCAGATACCAAATCTGGATAAAATTTATACAAAATACTTTGGTGAGAACGTTGATAGAATCTTTGTAGAGGTTGGTGCTTTTGATGGTGAATCTGTATCTAATACTTCTTGTCTTGCTGATGCTGGATGGAGAGGATTTTATATTGAACCAGTAAAAGAACACTTTGAGCAATGTGTTAAGAGGCATTCAAATAATTCAAAGATTAAGGTATCTAATTATGCTATTGGAACAAAGGTTGGTCGTCTGCCAGTATATTGTTCTGGAATAGTATCTACTATGGATAAAGACCAGGCAACAATGGTTTCCTCTATGTCTATATTTGGACATCCTCAGTTTACTGAATCTGAATGTATGCAGGTTAGACTTGATAGTTATATGCAAATGGCAGATATTCCTAAAAACTTTGATTTATTAGTTGTTGATGTTGAAGGAAGAGAAGAGGATGTTTTTAAATCTTTTAGACTTGATCTGTGGAAACCAAAGATGATGATTGTTGAACTTATAGATGATCATGAATACTTCCAAGAAAATAAATCTTTAGTAAATTCCTGTAAAAATTTGAGAAGTTTTATCATTGATAGTGGATACACAGAAATATTTCATGATCATATAAACACTATATTTGTGAATAATGAGTATATCTCTGGGAATACCAACATACAATAGTTCCAAATATCTTTGGGATTGTATAAAAACTTCAATCAATTGTGATTTTATTAGTGAAATAGTAATACATGATGACGGATCAAATCCAACTGAGTATGGTAATCTTTGTAAGATACTAAACTCTTTGAATACAGATAAGGTAAAGGTTTTTAGATCTGAGATAAATCAAAAAGCTTTTATAAACAAGTATCTAACAGTTGCAAATTGTACTTCTGAATGGGTATATCTTTTTGATAGTGACAATTGGTTTGATGAATGTATCTTTGATGTAATTAAAAACTTAGACTATTCAAAAAAAGATACTTGTTATATCGAGAGTACTTTAATAATGTCTGATGGTAATATAGTTCAATATAATTATGAGGATAAAATTTTTGATTTAAAAGTAACTCAAAAATATATTGAAACTAGTATGCATAAGTTATCGTGGTTTTTAAATAATGGTAATTTTATTGTTAATAGGGAACAATATTTAAAAACACAAAAAAGATACTTCGTTAATACTCCATATCATGCATCTGCAGATGTAATAGTATTCTCATATTTTTGGTTAACGTCTGGCAATAAATATGAGATAGTTGATGATTGGTATCATCATCACAGAATAAGACCTGGAAATTATTTTATGGAGAATGGTGGATATTCAAATATAGAAGTAATACGTAATTTTTTTAGTAGATTGATATCATTATGATTACATTTCCTCATATTGGATTTATTGGAAGATTGGGAAACCAAATGTTCCAATATGCTGCGTTGTATTCTATGTCTAAAAAATTTAATTTAGACTTTGCTTTATGTAAAAATAATTTGGAATTGTATAAGTGCTTTAATATATCAGCAAAAGTATTTTCTCACTATTATTCTGAGTTTGTTTTGCCCAATGGTGTACCATCTGATATCGTTTCTGGTGGTCATAGCATTGTATTGCAAACAGAAGAACAGAATGGTCGATTTTTAAACACCGCTTTTGATTCTAACTTTTATAATACTAATCATGATAATAAAAGTATTTTAGGATTTTTTCAAAACTATAAATATTTCATCGATTTTGAAAAAGATATAAGAAAGCAATTTGTTTTTAAGGAAAGATACAAAAACATTGCTAAATTTTATTTAGAACAAACATTTCAAAATAAAAAAATAATAGCACTTCATATAAGAAGAACTGATTATTTAAATTCGCATTTTTTAAATAATCTTACATTAGATTATTATAATGATGCATTATCTCATTTTGATTTATCTATACCAACATTAGTATTCTCTGACGATCCTGATTGGTGTGAGGATCAGGATTATTTTAGTGAGGATAGATTTCATATTATGAGAAGTGGAAACACTTATTTGGATTTGTGCTTGATGTCAATGTGCAATTATCATATAATTGCTAATAGTACTTATAGTTGGTGGGGATCTTGGTTGGCAAAAAGTGAAAAAACTATTTGCCCTAAGAAGTGGTTCCAACCATACGCCTCTTTTGTAGACTCTAACGGATTAAGATTACCTCATTGGATTTCAATATGAATGTTTCAGTAATTTGTGCATGTAAAAATCGGTATGATGCATTAAGAATATCATTAAATTCTTGGTTGGCATTTGATGAAATTAAAGAATTTATAATAGTTGATTGGAGTTCTGATGAACCAATAAATCATCTTACAAAAATTGATAAGAGAATAAAAATAGTTAGAGTTAATGATGAAAAGTATTTTAATCAACCTCAACCATTAAATCTTGCCGCAAGTATTGCTACAGGAGATTATATTCTTAAGTTGGATTGTGATTATATGATCAATCCATATTTTCCATTCTTTGATTTTTATAAGATTGATGAAAATTCCTTCTTATGTGGTCAAGATAGTTACGTCTGTAATCATGAGCATTGGAATGAAGATTTAAAGGGATATGTTGTCAACCTTCATGGTATGGATGTTGGTGAGTTGATGAAATACTCTCATACATATAGTCCCCTATTCAAATATCTTACGGGTCTTTGCTTTGTTAGCAGAGAAAACTTCTGGAAAGTTGGTGGATATGATGAGAGAATGGGTAAGTATTATGCTTATGAAGATGATCAAATGACAAAAAGACTTACTATATTGGGTCTTGAATGTAAAAAATTAGTTCATAACTATAATATTATTCATATACCACATCCAGATAGTAAAAGATATGAGAATTTTGAAGGATATGGTGAAGAAGCAGAAACAAATATTGAGAATGTAAAGAGAAGAATTTCTGATCCAACAACTTCTGATTCGGATCGTTGGAATCTAGAATATCTCTTAGCAAAAATGAATGTTGAATTTAATGAAAAACTTTTTTCTGATATTCAAAATCCATATATCGAGAGGATATATGATTGGGATGTAATTAATATTGATGGTCAAAATTATGTTGCTACTAGAAAAGAAGAAGTCAAAAAATTATCGGAATTAAATTCGGTATATTATTTGAGTCTTGAGGAAAGTATTGATAGAAGAAATAATTTGGAAGATGCTTTAAAGAAGCATGGAGCAAAAAATATTATCCCAATAATATCAAAAAGATTCTCAGAATCTGATGATATAGTCACTGGTAAGTATGTAGATACTCTTAATGATGGAACAAAAGGTTGTTGTGTATCTCATTTAAAAGCAATCAAACATTGGTATGAAAATACTGATGAGGAATATGGATTCTTCTGCGAAGATGATTTGAGTCTTGATACTGTAGACTATTGGAATTTTACTTGGAAGGAATTTGTTGATGCTCTTCCCGAAGATTGGGGATGTATTCAAATGCTTCCAATACGTGGAGATTTTGGAGATATAAAAATAAGAGACCGTCTTTGGGATGATTGGTCTGTGACAGCATATATTGTTAAAAGAGACTATGCAAAATATATTATAGATAATTATATTCGAGATAATATATATCATCTTGAGCTAAAAGATGCTGAGATACAACCTCTCATCGAAAACATTCTTTACACCAGTGCTGGAAAAGTTTATACTATTCCAATGTTTGTTGAAGACGTATCTTTTACTTCAACTTTTGAAGGTGGAGATGGGGATGTAAAGGATGGACAAAAAAGAAATCATTATTATACCCACGATTATATTATAAATTGGTGGAAAGATAATGGAAGTACTAGAACAGTTGAGGAACTTATGGGAGCAATGTTTGAAGTTAAAATGAGTGAAGAACTTCGTAGTGAAAATGAAGAAGTTACTAATGTTGAGGATGTAAAAACTCAATTATTGACAAGTGTTAATGGAGCAAATCTTAACCAATTACTTTTAGAGTATGCATTGGATACTGAGAATCCAACAAAGAATTTTAACCTTGGTATGTGGTATGAGCATCATAGGCATAACGCTCCAGCACTATCATTCTTTTTGAGGTGTGCTGAGCGAACAGACGATCTTGATCTTGCTTATGAAGCACTTATCCATGCCTCCAATGCCTATGATAGGCAAGGGACGAGAGATCAAACAGCAAAGGGACTTCTTCAACAAGCACTTTGCATTCATCCTAAAAGACCAGAAGCATACTATTTGTTAGCTAAGTTTGCTGAAAAGCGTCAGTGGTGGCAAGATTGTTATATCTTTGCTCATTGGGCAATTGAGTTTTGTGACTTTGATTGCGAACCATTGAAGACTGATGTGGAATATCCTGGTAAGTATGGTCTTCTTTTTGAGAAGCAACTTGCCGCATGGTGGTGGGGTAAAGGAGATGAATCCAGATCTCTTCTTCAAGACATGAAGAATAACTATGAGATGGATGATCGCCATTATGATATGGTTGGTAATAATCTAATGAGAATGGGATCAGGACATATTCCAGATGAGGTTATTAAATATCAACAGCGCAAACATGATAAATTAAGATTCAAATTCCCTGGTTCTGATAAGATTAAAAATAATCATTCTCAAGCATTCCAGGATATGTTTATTCTTGCCGCAACTCAAGGTAAAACGAATGGACTTTATCTTGAGATTGGCGCTCAACAACCTTTCTATCAAAACAATACTGCTCTTCTTGAGACAAAATATGACTGGGATGGTATTTCTATTGAGATTCTCTCTGATCTGTGTAACCAGTTTGCTAGAGAGCGTAAGAACCAGATCATTTGTAAAGATGCAACAACTATTGATTACATGAAGTTGCTTGATAACTTTGATAAAGGAACTGATTTTGATTATCTTCAACTAGATGTTGAACCATCTAAAACTACTTTTGAATGCTTGTTGGCAATTCCATTTGAGAAGTATAGGTTTGGTATTATCACATATGAACATGATCATTATGTTGATATGACGGGATCTTATAGAGACAAGTCTAGGAAATATCTTAAACTAATGGGATATGAAATGTTAGTTGCCAATGTATCTCCTAATGACAACAGTCCTTTTGAGGATTGGTGGTATCATCCTGATCTTATTGATCCTGAAGTTGTAAATAGGATGAAGTCTGTATCAAATGAGACAGTTAATGTTGTTAAATATATGTTTGAGGACTAAGTAATTTGTATGTATGAATACCAAATAAGTAGAGTTCTTGATGTATTTGATGGTTATTCTTTTGAGGGAATAATTGATTTGGGTATGGGCGTTTATCTTAAGAAGGTCATATACCTAAGTGGAATTTGTTCCCCATCAATAAATAATGAGGAACAAAAAGATTATGGTATTCAAGCAAGAAACAAACTAAAATATTATCTTAGAAATGCTACTAGAGGCGAAGTTACTATATGTGTAGATGACTACCATGACGATACTGTTTATGGTGTTGTTTATAACAAAGACTTTGATGATTCTATAAATTGGATAATGTTTTTAAAAGGTTATGTTTGGGATGATGGAATAAGTCGCCCAAGATTAGCAGACCAACCAATGGAATTATTCGTTTTAAATACCCCTAAAGATAAACTTTTTAAATGAGGAACAAATGAGAGATTTACATCCAATGATTCAATCCCTGTCAGAAAATATTTTGAGAGCATGGGGAGAACACTTTATAGTAAGGGAAGTTGGAATCCCTGAAGACTTTAGAAAAATTGATAGAGCAGACGATGATGATGCTGTTTATATTGAGAATTTTGTTTGGGAGACCCACCATTTTAGAAAGATTCATCTAGAGATTGCACAGATGAAATCTGGATTGGATATCCTACATACAAATATGTATCCGAGGTACGAATATAGTCTTCCAATCTTTGGTGCTGATATTGTAGCGTCTTCAAAAAATGTTGGAGCGGCAATTGTAGACATCAGTTCAATTAGAGAAGACAGGTCTCTGCCTTCACAGTATGATATTCTTAATGTTGTGGAAGATAAAGAGTTTGAGAAGGACAAAAAGATGCCAGACTGGGGAGATGTATTCTCAGAGCATTGTGTTTTTGTAAGTCCTAACGAAGATGAGTATGATAAATTTAATTCTATCGCATTTACCTTTTTAAATTATCATTGTGCTATTGCAAACATCACTGAAGCAACAACTGATGAAGATCAGATTAGAAAAAACTATGAAGGACACAAGTATTATTGTGAGAAGCAGAGGCAAAATAATAAAACTAAAGGAGTTTTAAAGGGCATTTTTGGTGAAGAGTTTGCCGATAAATATATTGCAGAAATGTTGTTTGACTATCCAGAACTATGACAGAAGATAATAACACAGAAGATCTAAAAGAAAAACCTAGAACTACTGAGGTTATTCATAGCATTAAATATGCAGAAGAACCTGCTGAAGAAGTTGAACAAGAAGATGTATCTCCCAAATTAGAAGGAATAGATCTGGATGATACTAAAGCAATCGCTGATTTTTACATGGCCAAAAGTGGTCAGATTAATCCAGATGATCTAGAAGTTGAAAAAAAAGAAAGAGAACTTCGTGAAGATATTCGCGAGGTTGTTGAGAATAAGGAAGAGTTGATTGATTATCTTACAAACCTCCACGCTTCTATTGAGGTTATGGAAGAAAGAATTTATGAACTGGAACTTCGAGCAGAGAAAAAAGAAAGAGCAAGTATTCCTATGAGACCACCAACTCCAGGAGGAGGTTCTGCACTTAAGGGACTAAGCAACTTACCATTTGGTATTCTGTAAGCTTGACAAAAGTAAAAAAATTAACTATTATAAATAAGTTATTCGTAATTAGTGTTACGAATTATAACAATTGTCACATGTGACAGTTCATAGAAGGGACGCCTCAACTACTCGCGTCATTCTATGCTATAATATCCAAGCAGTCGGATAAACCGACTCTCCATCTGCGGGTAACCATTCCGCAAGTAAATTTAAAGAGGTATCTAAAATGATTAAATCTGTTTTCGCAGCAACTGCTGCTCTCTCCATGTCCGCTGGCGCTGCGTTCGCAGGTCCTTACGTTAATGTCGAAGCCAATTCTGGTTTCGTTGGATCGGATTACGGCGGTACGGTAACTGATCTTCACGTAGGTTACGAAGGCACTACTGGTGCTCTCGGATATTACGCTCAAGTTGGTCCTAGCATTGTCGCTCTTGATGGTGCAGATACCGACACCGTTCTTTCTGGTAAAGTTGGTGGTAGCGTTGCTGCGACTGAAGCATTGAGTGTCTATGGTGAAGTTTCTTTCGCTACTGGTGCTAATGGTGCAGACAACGGTTATGGCACCAAAGCTGGTCTGAAGTTCACTTTCTGATCTAACGATTAGATAAAACTATGGGGGACTCTCTGAGTCCCCTTTTTACTATGAAGTATTTTTTTCATCCATTGACTTTGATCAATCTGCTTATATGTGGATTTCTAGGAATGGTGCAACTAGCACATACTCATGCTCATTATAAAATGGATATAGATGTGGACTCATATGTTCATAGCTTTTTGAAAAAAAATCCAGACTATTGTAAGTAATTATACTTAGTTTGTCAGGATATATTGACAAGAGGGACTTGACCCCTTTTTATTTTTGCTATATAATTGTGTTGTAAATCTTTACAAAACTACAATGACTGTAACAACTAACGAGCGCGGTCAACAAAACATGTGGGCTGTTGAACCTCAAATGGTTGTTGAAAACTACAACCGCAAGGGTCTTTTTTCCCCCTGGCAACAGAAGGAAATGTATAATGGTCGTTGGGCGATGATGGGTCTCATCATGGGATTCGTTGCCTATGCGATCAATGGCAAGTTCTTCTTCGGTATCTTTTGAGGCTTGACAATGGTTTCTTTTTTGTTTACAATCACTGCCGTTGCCTTCTTTGTTTTGTTGGCAGCATCTATTGAAAAAATTTCTGAGACTTACTAATGGCTTTTAATATTACTCTTCGTACACCTGATGGCACCGAAAGTGTTATTCAATGTGAAGATGATCAGTACATCCTTGATGCTGCAGAAGATCAAGGAGTTGATATGAATTACTCTTGTCGTGCTGGTGCTTGCTCTTCCTGTGCAGGTAAACTTGTCAGTGGCACAGTAGATCAAGGAGACCAATCCTTTTTGGATGATGATCAAATTGAACAAGGATTTGTTCTGACTTGCGTCTCTTATCCTACTAGTGATTGTGTTATTCTAACCGAACAAGAAGAAGAACTTTTCTGAATATAAATTTTTTAATATAAACAAATTATGACCCGAGTACCTGAAGTAACCTTCCACACCCGTGTCCGCGATGAAAGTATTGGTGGACCTAACCCTTACCGTTGGCAAGATGTCACAACCAACGATCTGTTTGCTGGTAAGCGTGTAGTTGTATTCTCACTCCCTGGTGCATTTACTCCTACTTGCTCTACCTACCAACTGCCTGGGTATGATGAGAACCATGAGGAGTTCCAAGCACTCGGCATTGATGAAGTTTATTGTATTTCTGTAAATGATTCCTTTGTTATGAACGCTTGGTTCAAACAGCAAGGAGTTCAGAATGTCAAGCCCATCCCTGATGGTAGCGGCGAGTTTACTTCTTCTATGGGTATGCTTGTCGATAAATCGAACCTAGGTTTTGGAAGTCGCTCTTGGCGATATGCTATGATTGTCAACGATGGTGAGATTGAAATTATGTTTGAAGAACCAGGGAAAATCGGAAATTGTCCGATTGACCCTTATGAAATGAGCAATCCTGATACTGTACTTACTTGGTTGAAGCAAAATGCCTAATCCAAATGCACTTTATGAGGACATGTCACGTTTAAATGCTCTATATGAAGAACTTTGTTGGGATCATGAGGATGAACTAGTATTCACTCATGATGGTAGTAAAGTAATCATAGCAAACAAAACTAAAAATCCACACACTCAATTTACCTCTGGAGGAAAATAAAATGAAATTTGGATTTACACCTGAAGCAGAAATTCTTAATGCCCGTTTTGCAATGATTGGATTCATTGCTGGAGTTGGGTCTTATCTTACAACAGGACAATTGATTCCAGGCATTTGGTAAGTAATACTTATAGGTGACTGGAGAAGAGGGGTTGACTACCCCTCTTTTTTGTGGTAAAGTTAGTTCGCCTAAATAAGTCAACCAAAGAGTCGTACCCACTTTTGTGGTGATACGAATGTCGAGTTCTATTAATTTAATGTTTCGTAAATTTTTTGCACTTCCTGTAATAGGAATTATTTCCTCTGCATGTGCTTCTGCTTATCCTAATATAAGCGAAATCAAAAATCCTCCTGCACTTATTATTGAACCAGGAGTTGGAATTGTTAATCCAGATAAAGTTTTGGAAATTGCAGTAGAAAAAAAATCCTGGAAGTGTCCAGAATGTAACGATAATGAGAAATATGTCCTTGAAAAACTTCAAGAGAAAACAAGAATCTCAGATCGTAATGCATTGGCAACGATCATGGGAAACATTAAATCAGAAAGTAACTTCATTCCCGATATTTGTGAGGGAGGTGCTAGAGTTCCTTACGATCGTTGCTATAGCGGTGGTTACGGACTCATTCAGTGGACCTCTACGAACCGTTATCTGGGGTTAGGTAAGTTCTCTAAGAAGTATGGTTATGATCCTTCCTCGCTTGAGGGTCAGACAGCATACATGATCAACGAATATACTTTCCAGAAGTATCTGCCTGAGTTTGAAGGAACTGGTAGAACAGTCAGTCAGTATATGGTTGGTGCTTACTACTGGTTGGGTTGGGGTATCAAAGGATATCGTCAACAATATGCTTATGATTACACTAAAAAATTGATATGGTCATGACACAACTAGACTGGAGATATAGTGAAGAAAAACTAGAGCTGAGAGAACTTATCATCTCATCTCTTCTTCAAGAGTTTGGGGGTCAATTAAATGAGAATAAAGAACCTAAATACTCTAACAGATCCATTTATGAATGTGCTCATGATTGGGTCTCTCAAGGTAATAGTTCTACCTTAGGACTTTTCAAATACTATAAGGAAAATTATGCAAAGTCTAATTAACACAATTGCTTTGTTATCTGGTTTGGTATCGCTTAGTGTAGTTGGTAGTAGTTTTTATTTGTATCTTAATAAAGATACTCTTATTGAAGACGCAAGGGCAAAAGTAACTACTGAGGTTGCAACCGCTGTTAGAGAGGCACTGCCTGCCCTTGTAGAGTCTTTAACTCCAGATATACCAGATACTACTGGACCTGATATTCCTATTACTACTGGACCTGATATTCCAAACCTATGAAAAAATTTTTATTTTCCCTTATGGGAATGGCACTTATATCTTCTCCTGCATTTGCGGGTCAAGAAAAACTAATTAAAGAATTCTATAGTATGGACTCTATGGGTTGTATGTTGCTTCGAGAATGCACCAAAGATGTCCAACAAGTCTTCAGTATCAATGATATTGCTAATGCTCATCCCAATAGTGATTACGATTTTGTTGCTGATGAGTTCAACAATATGCTCGTTTCCCTTAGTCAGGTCGGAGTTAACGTGTTTCTAGCAGACGAAAAATATTTTCCTGTTGGGCATCGTGGGGTTTATCATACAGTTGGCAATAACTTTTTTCTGAATAAGACATACATGCGTCTTCCTGGTGTTCTCATGACTGTTATGCGTCATGAAGGATGGCACGCTGCTCAAGATTGTATGGCAGGCACTATTAAAAATAGTATGATTGCCATCATCAAACCAGAGGAAGATGTTCCTAAGATCTGGCGTGAGATCACAGAAAAGACTTATCCTAAGTTTGCTGTGCCCTGGGAAGCAGAAGCAATGTGGGCAGGTAAGACTGAAGGTATGACTGCTAAGGCATTGAAGTCTTGTGCTACTGGTACAATGTGGTCTGATTACAAACCAACACCACTGACTGAGAAGTGGTTACGTGAGGAAGGATTTATTAAATAATTCTTAACTTAAACTTCTTAATAAATATTTTCATGTCCAAAAAAATTTTTTTGGACTAGAAACCCAAGAAAAATTATCTTGAGATTAAAATTTTTATTATGTTAAAAATAATTTTTTGTTGGAATCTTAAAAAGTAGTATGACTAAGCTAACAAGAGAAGTTTTAATTAAAACCATCGTTGCTGATGAAATGAGATTATGTGATGGTTTTGAATATACAAAACATCTTAAAAGTTTATATCACAAATGGGAACATGAATCTAGTGAAGTACTCTGTACTAAATATAATCAACTGAACTCTACAAATATATCAGTTGATTCTCTTATTCCATAAATAATATGAAGTCAATCATAAGATCAATGCTTCCCAAGAAAAAGAAAGATGAGCATGATGATCATGAATTTAATTGGCATGAAGAAGGAATATCCAGTTTAGTTAGACTAATTGTATTGGGTTGGACGGGTGCAATATTAACTCTTAATTATGTTTCTATTCCTGGAATTCCTCAACAAAAAATTGATCCAACTTTTATTGCCAGCGTTTTTACTGGGACTTTAGCTACTTTTGGAGTGACTCCATCCAAATCTAGTGGTGGCAATGGTAATGGCAATGGTAATGGTAATAATACTACTAATGTAGTTGCTAAAAAAGAAGAGAAAGATTCTTCTAAAGGATAATGGAAGTCGATATTAATTCTCCAGTTTGGAGTGTCATAATTCTTCTTTGTTGTGGACTTGCTTTTACACTATATTGTGTTGTCTATATATTAAGAATGGCATATATGGAGATGCAAGATGGGAGCAATGACACCACCAAGCAGGAAGAGTTGCTACAACTTCCGAGTAGTGGAGATCAACAGAGTGGTTGATGGTGACACTATTGATGTTACTATTGACCTAGGATTTGACTTGTACAAAAAAGAACGTGTAAGAGTTGCTGGAGTTGACACTCCAGAGAAACGCACTAGAGATGAAGAAGAAAAGGCACTTGGTTATGACGCTACTAACTGGCTCAAAGAGAAACTGGAAGGTGCTGTGGCTGGTGACGATGACCTTGTTATTAGGACTGAACTTGTTGGTGGCGTCGGCAAGTATGGTCGTCTTTTGGGCTGGTTATACATTGGGGACTCAGAATTGTCCCTCAACGAACAAATGATTACTGAAGGATATGCTTGGGCATATGACGGTGGAACAAAGCAAAAGAACTTTGAAGAACTAAGAGAAATTCGTCGTACTCATGGCACCCTTATTTAATAAAAAGTAACTATTATTAATTCTTATATTATTTTTTTGGTAAATAATATAAGAATATTATTTTTTTAACCATGGCAGTTGGCGCTTATAAGAAAAAAGAAACCAAAAGAAATCCAGAGAAGACATTTTTTCTCTACGTGATCTTCTATCATTTTTTTGGTGCTATTGGTAATATTTTTAAAGGAGTATTTCACCACGACTAATGCCAAACATTCCAGAGATTAAAACTCG